ACTTTGAGGTCATCGCTGAAGCAGCAGCTGTCTACAACCTGTCTCGCAAAGCAGGCATCCCCATCAAGGCCAGCGCTGGCATCAAGGGCTTGTTTGACAAGTTCTTGAAGTTCCTGGAGGCAACCAAAAACTGGGCACAAGGCAATGGCTTCCAGACCTGGGAGGACGTCTTTGAGCGCACCTACCAAGGCCAAATGGCAGGTCGTGCCCCCGGCGAATCGCTCTTTATGCAAGAAGCCGGCGTTGCTGGCCGCTCTCGCGTCATGCCCCAGGAGCCCGAGGGCCCTGTTCCCGTTGATCCCCCTGCCGGCCCTGAGAACAACGACGACTGGGTACGTCGCTTTGCTCAGCAGCTGGAGGTCAACCGCCAAGCCCTGCTGGACGGTGAGGTCACCATGGAAGACCTCATGGCCAACAACTTCCAGAAGGTGCAGTCACCCTCTGGTCGGACGGTCTACACCGCCAAGCGCGAGGACCTGGTCGATGGCCTGAATGCCATGTCCAAGGTGCTGCCTGATCGGGCCACCGAATCCGGCATCCCGATCTTCAGCCCCGACGAGGTGCGTCGCTTCAACCAAAACTGGTTTGCCCGTCATGGTGAAGACAGCGAAGCGATCATGGCTGGCTTGAAGTCACTGACCCGTGGCTTCGATGAGTACCAGCAAGGCGCCCTGAACCGGGCCATGGCCTATGCCGACAAGAAGCAGGTTGAAGCTGCGCAAGAAGCTGCTCTGTGGCTGAACAGCGCCAACTTCGACGGCCTCAATGAATCGGAGCGCCTGGCTCGTCTGGTGTCTGCAGCGGAGTCCAGCAGGGCCGCTCACCAGGCAATCATGCGGGTGACTCGCCCCTGGGGTCAGCTAGGCCTGGAGATGCAGATCCCCAGGGATTACGACATCCCTGCCAATCAGAACGTCAAGGACGCAGAGATCCCCGAGGCTCCTGTCGCCACCGATGTGCAGCCTGGCCAGGAGATCGACGTCGACGCTCAGATCAAGCAAGAGCTGGAAGCTGAGCAGGCCAAGCCCATTGAGGAGACGATCACCAACAAGATCGACCCTGAGCTGACTGAAGCGATCAATGGCGGGGAGATCACTCCCAAGGCCCAGGCCGCGGCTGATGCGTTGGCCCAAACGCTGGTCAGCATTGGTGCTGACAGCCAGGCCCGCACCAAGTTCTGGCGGACCTTTGACGACACCAGGTCGGTTGGCACCAATGGCTTGTTGATGCTCCGCACCAACAACCTGATCAGTGGTGGCGCAACGATGACCACCAACCTGCTGAACGGCATGCTCAACCTGGCCCGCCTGCCGCTGCAGCAAGCAGCTGGTGGTGTGCTGCAAGGTGAGATGAAGCGGGCGATGTACTCGCTGCTGATGTACCAGCAGTACTGGATGAACCTGACTAATGCCATGCGTACTGCAGGGCATGCGTTCAAGGCAGGCCAGTCGTTGTTCAACCTGGAAAGCAGCACGGTTGATTACCTCAACCGGATTGCCAAGCAGGAAGCCCAAGGTGAACTGCTGCAAGGGCCGGACTCAATGACCGGCTGGACGGTCAACACCATGAACATGGGTGAGGAGTACGCCAAGCAGCCCATCGGGCAAATGGCGAATCACCTGTGGCGTGTGTTGGGTACTGGCGCCACCCGCCTGGCACTGACCATCGACACCTTCAACTCCACCTTGGCGGGCTATGCCTTTGAGCATGTCCGCCACCTGCCTCGTGGCATGGAGCTGGCAGTTGAGCGTGGCATGAAGGACATGAGTCCTGAGGCCTGGAAATGGGCGCAGCAATACGCCGCGGCCAGGACTGAAGAGTCGGTCAAGGATGCCGTGATCAACGGCAAAAACCTGGCCGACATTCACATGGAAAGCCAGCACGCTCAGAAGTTCATGGATTCCGTGAATTTCACCGACACGATATGGGCCGACCTGGAGCCACGCACCTACGCCGAAGGTGTGCGGCTGGGCCTGGCAAGGGGGCTGGAGAAGCAGGAACTGCAGGACTTTGCCAAGCAGTACGTCGATGAAGGCACCGCCATGAACAAGGTGGCGGCATGGATGACGGAAGGCACGCCCATTGGCCGCATCGGCTCCCTGCCTGGTGAAGCGATGGATACCCTGGCCAATGCCCGCTATGTGGGTCCCGCCTTCAAGTTCATCCAACCCTTCATCCGGGTGCCGAACAACATCATCAAGGCCGCTGCTCGCAATACGCCTGCTGCTGCTTTCGTTGACACCTTCTGGCGGGACATCACCAGCGAGGACGCCTTCACTAGGGATCGGGCTGTTGGCGAGATAGCGACAGGCTCCGCTGCATTGGCCATGGCAACCATGGCATCAGCAATGGGCTACGTCCGCTTCAACGGCGGTGGTCCCCTGGATCCTGCTGCCAAGCAGAAGTGGACTGAGATCGAAGGGCGCCTGCCCTACTCCGTCCAGGTCTGGAATGAGGAGGAAGGCAAGTGGGTGACGCCAATCTCCATGCGTGCCTTTGAACCTCTGACCACCCTCTTCGGTGCCATCGGTGATTACTCCGACATCGCCAACAGCCTGTCGACAGAGCAGCGCAACCGCCTTGGCGGCTCCTTGGTGTTGACCCTGGCCCGCATGTCGACCAGTGGTGTATTGAGCAAGAGCTACTTCCAGGGCTTCAACGAGCTGTACGAAGCAGCCTTCAACCCCAGCAAGGTGATCAGCGGTCCCAACCAGCGCAATGCACTGTCGCGGTACTTCTCCCGCCTGGCAGCCAGCATGGTGCCTTACAGCTCTGCCCTGCGTGCTGCTCGCCGGGAAGTGGACCCCGTCTCCCGCTCCGTTGATCCAAGCGACATCGGTGGACTGATGGGCTTCTTCCAGGAGACCTTGGATGAAGTGCGCAATGCAGTGCCTGGCTGGTCGAACGACCTGCCTGCTCGCAGGGATTACATCACCGGCGCTCCGATCCTGACCACCGGGATCCTTGGTGCTGAGCAGATCCCTGCTGAGATGCCATGGCTGCAGTCACTGATGCAGTTCACCCCAATGGCTGCCATGCAGGTGGGCCGTCAACCCTTGACCCCAGTACATGAAGAGATGGCTCGCCTCAGCGGTAAAGGCAGCAGCTTCCTTGGCCCTCGTGCTGCTGACTTCGGTGCCGAGATGCGTCTTACCCCCACCGAGCTGGAGGACTACGTCATCACCTTTGCCACGGTGAAGGATGAGTTTGGCCGGACCTTCCAGCAATCAGCGATGGAGCTGATCACTTCTCAGCAGTACCAGTCCTGGCCAATCGAAGGTCCATCCAACCGTTTCGTCAGCCTTCGCGCTGCTGCTTTGCAAGCAGAAATCCAGCGATACAAGGAACTGGCCAAGACTGTCTACAAGGCCACGACACCCAAAGGTCAGCTCATCACCCAGGAGGAAGCAGTGATCCAAGCAGACAAAGGTGAAAAGGAATACCTGCGTCGGTACGGTGGGGCTACCGCCCAACCAGAACAGGCAGGAGTTCAGTCCTGGTCGATCACTCCCGGTAACCGCTGATGCCCTACTCCTACGCCCTATACACCGGCAACGGTTCGCAGACTCAGTTCACCGTTCCCTTCCCATACATCAGGAAGGAACACGTCAAGGTCTACGTCAACTACGTCGACACTGCTTACACCTGGGTCAACGACAGCACCGTGCTACTGGCCAGCGCTCCTGGCAATGGCGTGCGGGTTGAGACCAGGCGCATTACTCCACTGTTGCTGCCATTGGTGGATTACACCGATGGCTCCACCCTGGTTGCCGCTGACCTTGATACCAGCAATCTTCAGCACCTCTACAAAGAGCAGGAGCTGGATGATGACAACAAGCAAACGGTCTACATCGACCCTGCCACTGGCCTGCCTACTGCCAATGGCCAGCGCATCACGAATGTCGCCAACCCAACTGCTGCTCAAGATGCAGCAACCAAGAACTACGTAGATACGACGACGGTCGCCTCAGCTGGCGACACCATGACTGGCAACCTGGCCATGTCGAACAACAAGGTCACCGGCCTTGGCACTCCGACTGATGCACAGGATGCAGCCACCAAGGGCTACGTCGATACCAACTTCTGGGATAACACCACTGACACCATTGACTCAGGTGAAACCTGGGTCAGCGCTAACGACAAGATCGGCACGACTGCTGCTCACGACAGTCGTCACACCATGGTGGTCAGCCCCACCCTGCCTACTGCCCCAGCCGGTGGCTGGCAGGTTGGCAAGACCTGGCTGCAGAACGACGTCAACAAAACCCTGTCCTACTGGACTGGTAGTGCATGGTCTGGCATCACCTCGGGCGGCACCTTCAACGCCCAGGCCACTGTCATCTATGTCGATGCCGCCAATGGCAATGACGCCAATGACGGTCACCGAATCATCAGCCCCAAGAAGACCATCAAAAATGCTGTGGCCTCTGCCAATGCAGGGGACATCATTCGCGTAGCACCTGGCGTCTACCAAGAGACGCTGCCAATCGACATCACGGTGGCCAACCTGTCCATCGTTGGTGATTCCATCCGTAGCTGCTTCATCCACCCAACAGCAGCGACGGAGACGTCGATCATCTTCCGTTGCAACAGCGGCACCTACATCGCCAACTTCACCTTTGCTGGTTTGAAGGCCACTGGCGTTCGTGGTGGCCATGCCATCGACAACGACGCCACCTTCGGCCTGCCTGCTGCACAGGGCTGGGTTGCTGGCTTCTTCCCCAATGCGACCATCGTCAAGTCGCCTTACATCCAGAACTGCACGAACATCGCAGACTCTGGGATCGACAACAGCAGCTTCAATCCCAACAGCCTGCCTGGCACTGCAGGTGATCTGACGTCTGCTCCAACAGGTGGCGGCATCATCGTCGACGGCTCGCTGCCTGCTACTGCTTCACCACTGCGGTCGTTCCTGGTCGATAGCTTCACGCAGATCTGCCTGGATGGTCCGGGCATGTTGGTCTGCAACAACGGCTATGGCCAGCTGACGTCGTCCTATGGCTTCTTCAACCACTATCACGTCAAGGCACTGAATGGTGGCCAGGTCAACCTCAGCGCTAGCACCACTGACTTTGGTCGCTATGGCCTGATTGCTGATGGTCGCTCAACGACTGCCATCTTTACGGCGACAGCAGCGGCCAATGCAGCCACCAACGACCTGACCTTCACCATTGGCGCACCAACTGCTGCTGGCACTTGGTTTGGTGATGCGACTAGGCCTGCTGAAAACATGCTGGTCCAGGTCGGCGCCAACACCTATCCGATCCTGTCTGCTGTTGCTTCTGGTGGTGGATGGACGGTAACGATCAGCCGCCCCAACCCAGTCAACCAATCTGAAAACCTGGGCCTAGCAGCTGGCATCACGACGGGTGATGCAGTCAGTTTCTTCCTGCGGTCGATGATCTCGACCAGTGGCCACACCATGGAATACGTGGGCAGTGGCACCAACTACGGCGCACTGCCTGAGAACGGTGGTGTTCCTGTTGAGGCGAACCAAGTCGTTGACCTGAACGATGGTCGGGTTTGGATCTCAAGCACTGACCACAACGGCAAGTTCAAGGTTGGTTCGACTTTGACGGTCGACCAGCGGACTGGTTATGTGACCATCCCCAGCGGGTCGATTGCTTTTGATCTGGCATCTGACCTGACGCCACAGCTTGGCGGCAACCTTGATGTCCTGAACCGGACGATCAGCAGCAGCACAGGCAGCGTCGTATTAGACGACCAGGTCGATCTCAATAGCCACAAGATCGTCAACGTCACAGATCCCACTGCTGCTCAGGACGCTGCCACCAAGAGCTATGTCGATACAGGTCTTGGCGGAAAGCTGAACCTGACTGGCGGCACGCTGACTGGCAACGTCACCTTGGACAACCAAAGTGACCTGCGGTTTGGCGAAGCAACAGGGCATGGCGGGAACTGGGTCGCCTTCCAGGCACCTGGGACTATTGCTGCCAATGTCACCTGGACGCTGCCTGCTGCTGATGCGACGGTCTCAGGGCATGCACTGAAGAGCGATGCTGCTGGGAATCTGAGCTGGGGTACTGCTGGCGGAGCTACTGGCGGAGGAACGGATGATGTGTTTTATGAGAACAGTCAGACCGTCACCTCTAACTACACTTTGACTGCAGGCAAGAACGCTATGACTGCTGGTCCAATCACGATCAACTCCGGCGTCACGGTGACCATCCCCTCAGGTTCTGCCTGGGTGATTGTTTAACAGGAGGAACCCATGCCAATCACGATCAACGGATCAGGAACAGTTACGGGGCTTTCAGCAGGTGGACTGCCTGATGGAAGCATCACCACGGATGACATTGCGGCTAATGCTGTCACTGCGGCGAAGATCGGCTACGCCGGTGCAATTTTGCAGGTGGTGAGTACGACTAAAACTGATACATTTACTACAACAGCAACTGCTTCCAGTCCTGCAGCCGTTACGGGGTTGTCTGCAACTATTACCCCTTCGTCTACGTCCAGCAAGATTTTGGTTTTAGTGAACGTTGGTGCAGTTGGCAACCAGACTAACGATTATTCCTCATATATATATTTGGCTAAAGGTGGCACAATTATCACTGGTGCCAGAGGCGACGCGAACGGTAACAGAGCAAGATGTTCTGCTGCTGTAAAACTTTATGCTACATATCACGCTGCCCCTGCAAATCTATCGTATCTCGACTCACCTAGCTCTACTAGCTCTTTAACGTATCAAGTGTATTGTTCCACTCAGGCTTCGTCAACTGCAACTATAAATAGAATGGGTTATGACGCTGACAATGACGGCATTCCGCTGGCTATTTCCACCATTACCGCAATCGAGGTGGCAGGCTGATGCTTAACCACGAAGCTATTCGCCGCGCATACTCCAACGCGGTCACTATCGACGACGGCACTGGAGCCTTCGACGCAGACGGCAACCAGATCCAACTGGATCAATCCCTAGTCGATGCCGCTGCTGCTGTAATCGCCGCAGAACAAGCAGCTACCGCCTACCAACGCCAACGCCAACCTGAGTACCCCTCATTGGCTGAATTGGCTGACGCTCTTTACTGGGCGTCTACTGGTGACACCACCAAGCTCGATGCCTACTACGCCGCTTGTGGTGCTGTGAAGGCTAAGTACCCCAAACCGGAGGTAACCCAATGCCCCTAAGACTTAACGGTTCCACATCCGGTTATGTGGAAGTTGATGCACCGGCAACCGCTGGTAGCAACACGCTTGTCCTGCCGACGGGGAATGGCAGTGCCGATCAGGTGCTGTCTACTAATGGCTCTGGCACGCTGAGCTTTGTTGATCGCGGGCGGATGGTGCTTGAAACCGCTCAGGCAACGACCAGTGGCACCAGCGTGGACTTCACCGGGATTCCGAGTTGGGTGAAGAAGATTACGGTGATGTTCAATGGGGTGAGTACGAGTGGGACAAGTCGATTTTTAATTCAGCTTGGTGATTCTGGTGGAGTCGAAACCACCGGATACAACAGTGGAACAATTTATGCTGGTAGCACTAGCATAAATACAGCAAGTTCTACAGCTGGATTTATAATCGAGGTTAACGCAGCTGCTGGTGCTCATTACGGTCCGATCCAATTTACTTATTTCGGATCTAATTCTTGGCACGGTAGCGGATGGGTCAAGACAAACACCAATACTTATGCGAGCACAATGGGCGAGAAAACTCTTTCTGACACTCTTACCCAAGTTCGCATCACCACCGTCAACGGCACCGACACGTTTGACGCCGGTTCTGTCAACCTGCTTCTGGAGGGCTGATCATGAGTAGTTTAAAAACGACAAACATCCTTAATCCCAGTTCGACAACGAACAATATTGTCCTGGCGGCAGATGGAAGTACTACCATTTCTACGCTGACTGCAACTACGATTCAAGGCACGATTAAATCTGGTACTGCAGTTGCTTCGACCAGTGGCACGTCGATTGACTTCACTTCGATCCCAAGCTGGGCGAAACGGGTGACGGTGATGTTTAGCGGGGTGAGTACAAACGGAACTAGCCCTGTTCAAATGCAAATAGGCGATTCAGGCGGAATAGAAACATCGGGCTATTCTGGTGCTACACAAGTAGTAACTACAAATTCCTCTTTTTCTGCAGCTTTTCAAATTGATCCGACTGGACAAGGCAATGCTTCTGTTATTCGAGACGGTATTTTGCAATTATGTTTGCTGAATGGCACCACTAATTTATGGGCATGTTCTGGGGTGCTTGGTGGAAACACGGCAAGTCCCTACATGATTTGGCTAGGTGGTTCAAAAGCTCTTTCCGCCACCTTAGATCGCGTCCGCATCACTACCGTCAACGGCACCGACACCTTTGACGCCGGGTCGATCAACATTCTTTACGAGGGCTAAGCCATGCACCGCATTGTTGTTGACGTACAAACCGGCGAGCAGGAAATCGTCGAACTGACCGCCGAAGAAATTGCGGAGATCCAATCCCGCCCGCAGCCCGAACCTGCCCCTGAACCCGAACCCGCTCCAGTGCTCACCACTGAGCAGAAGCTGGAAGCCGCTGGGTTGACCGTGGCGGAGCTGAAGGAGCTGTTTGGACTTGCCTGACCGCCTGTCCTTCATTGGTGCTGCGATCGCTGTCCTTACAGCTGTCGTTGGCACCACGGTGGCCATTGACAGTCGGTACGCCAAAAGCGAGGAAGTGCAGAAGCAGTTCTGCCAGGCACGGAAGCAGCTCTTGCGTGATCGGATCTTTGAGCTGGACTTGAAAGCGAACAAGTCCCCAGCGGATAAAGCGCTGCGGGAGTACCTGCAGCAGCAACTACGCGATGGCTGTTAAGAGCAAGGCACCTTCCGCCAAGGAGTTCCAGTCCAGGGCCAAGTTCAAAAAGACGAGCATCGGCAATTCCGTCAGGAGCAAGCCGAGGGGCCGGAAGAAGAGCAGGGGCCAGGGTCGCTAGGATTTGCGCCGTTCTTCTTTGAGGGGAACGGGTAGTCCGCTTTGGCAGGACGCGGTGAGGTTGGCACCTCGGGAGGACCAACCACCTGCCCATTCATTGGATGTGCATGGCATGGCAGCGGGAGATACGCTGCTGCTGAGGTGTCGATCCAGCCGTGGTTGAAGTAGCAGCAGCTGTTATTGGTGCAGCTATCACCGTTGGGGCAATGGGTTTAGGGACTGTTGGCAGTCGCAGCAGGGAAGGACGTGATGCTGTGATCCGGTTGGCTGCGAGTGTGGACAACGTGGCAACCAGGTTGGAGCAACTGCATGTCGACATCAAGGCTGATCGGAAAGAAACCTTTAGCCGCTTGAACAGTGTGGAGCAGCGGGTCACGATGTTGGAAGCCCGGACATTGCACCCGGAATGAACCAGCTGGAGATCCCACTGGAGTTGTCGTTAAGGCAGGAGACGACGCAGCGCCTGTTATTGGATCTCTACGAGAAAGAGGATTGGAAGGGATTGTTAGCTGCTGCTGAGGTGTTGAATGCAGCGTGGCATCAGCAATCAACGATCAGCCGATGGCTAGCGAGGGAGGCAGCGGACAATCTTGGCGAGGCCTGGCAGGCTAGTAGAGGCCAACGCCCTGAACATGATGGATCGGGTTGCTGATTACGTTGCGCTTGCAGTAGCCCTGCATGGCGCGGCATTGGTGTGGGTGAACATGACCCCCACTCCTAAGGACAACGAGCGGCTGGATAAGTACAGCAGGTTGGTTGCTCGGGTTTATCGAGTGGTTGAGATCCTGGCTGGTGTCGTTTCCAAGAGGGTCAAGCAATGAAAGGCAAGGGTGAGAAGAAGGTTGCTGCCGTCATGCGGGAGTACAAGCAAGGCCAGCTACATAGCGGCAAGGGTGGTCGTGTGGTGAAGAACCCTCGGCAGGCTTTGGCGATTGCTTTGAGCGAAGCTGGTATGGCAAAGAAGCGGAAGGGTCGTTGAGATGTGCTCACCTGCAATGACTGGTGGTGGTGCTGCAGGTGTCGGAGAAGGCCTTGGCACTGGATTGACCGAGGCCTTTACCGGCATGCGCATTGCGCAGGAGGACATCCCGCAAGGCAAGGTGCCAATGCAAGATCCAAGGTTGGTGCAGATTTACCAGACCCTTGGGATGCCTATGGCTTCATCTGCGGGTCTTGATCAGGGTCCCAAAGCCTGACCTGGGTGGTGTCGTAGTCGTAGTCGCCGTGGCGCAGGATGCGAGCCAGGCGTGCATTGAGTAGTGCCTCGCTGTAGGGCCTACCTGCTTTCTTGTAAGCAGCGACCACCTTGTCCCATAGGTCTGGGAGGGTGACGGCATCAGCCAAGGTCTTTGCTGCAGTGACAGGGCCATGGCCTTTGAGACCGGCGTAATTATCGGAGGTGTCGCCTGTCAGGACCTGTGTCATCCAGGTACGGTTGGCATCAACGGGATGGATAGTTTCGACGGTGTCATTGGCCAGCAGTTGGCATGGCACGGTGCGGAGATCCTTGTCGATAGAGACGATGATCGGGTCGCGGTATTGACCACCAGTAGCGAGCAACCCGAGGACGTCGTCAGCCTCCAGGTTGATCATGGTGCGAGTGGTGTAGGTCTGTTCGATGTAGAGCCTGATGTCTCTGATGCCAAGGGGTTTGCGTTTGCCAATGCGTGTTGCCTTGTAGTCCTGGTAGATGGTGTGCCGGAAGGAGGGGTAATCAGACAGGCACATGACGACGTCACTGTGACCAGTGAGGTCCATCCAATAGGCGAGCTTGGAGGAGATGAAGTCTTTGACGTCCGCCTGCTCCAGGTGCAGGGTATTGATCCATTCATCCCAGCGGATGTCGGTTTCACAGGCAGCGCAGGCTGAGTAGATCAGCCAATCGGCATCAACGAGAAGGGTCATCAGATGATTGTGCGTGTGTTGTCGTTGTCGACGTCATGGCATTCAGGGCCAAAGCCAGTGGCTAGTAGCTCATCGGATAACGACGACTGAGGTTGTGGTTCATCGGCCTGGGTTTCATTGACCTCAAAGCTGTTGAGCCATTCCCGAAGGGCATCACCTGTTGGTGTCTTAGGTGGCCAGGAGCAGAAC